AAACATTTTCTAATTCTTCCAATTCTTTTTTGTCTGCGAGTAATCTGATAGCGTTCTGCTATTTTTTCTTTTGTAGCGTCGTCTCTACAAGATTCACTACAGTAAATCTGATAAGAAACTTTTGGTGTGAAATATAAGTCACATCTGCTACAAAGTTTCACTCAATTCCTCCAAAGAAGCTATCTTAATTATTCCATCGCCAGCTTCTGCACAAGCTGCTTTTACTGGACATGTCTTACAAATCTTAGAATTTCCACGATAGTTTTTAGTAGGAAGTGTTTGATCTTCCCAAGCTTTACGAACTTCACGCATCCAATTAAATGCATAGTCAATCCATTGACGATAACCATCATTTACTTCTACAGGAATAATCATTAAGTCATGGTTATTTTTGTTTTCATAAACAAGTGCGCCCTTTGATTTTCCAAGTATCTTCATATAAATAAGTAATTGAATAAGGTGTGCACCTTTTGGTTTATTTGTTTTCTTTCGGTATTCAAATGCTTCACTCATCATTGTCTTAATTTCACCAACAATTTCTTCGCCTTCCCAATTAAACATTACGTCACCGTAACCAAAAATTGGTGGATCATTTGCAATAACCTTAAACTCTGTTGTTTTTTCACCTTTATCATTAATATATGGAACTGCAACTCCAGAGGACAACATTGCTCCTTGAATTCTTTCATGCCCCATAGTTCCAGCACTCATGTTAGCAACGCCATAGGCATCTGTATAGTCATCAAACACATTACCATTAAATGCTAAGTACCAATAACGTGGACATTGCCCATGCTGGTATGCAATAGTAGATGGAGCAAATGTTTTCTTTGTTGTCATCTTTGGACCACGAGATACCGTGTATCCAGATCTAATCTTTGTAATCATGTCTTCAGCATTAAAGATTATATTCTGCCTTGTGATGGCTTCTTTCTTATCTGCCTCTTTTAGCATAACCTGCTTTAGTAAACTTTTTGTCATTTTTATTCCCTTTGTTTATATAAGTATAGCAGGTTAGCGCATTATATACTTGAGTGCTGACACCAAGCTATTAATAGATTCCGCTGCAGTATAGTAAATATTTTTCTTTGCTCTATCATTCTTATCAACATTTGCCATCCAAGTTGCTTTAAAAGCCATCTTTGCTGCAATTGCTTGTAACCTTACGATCTCAATACTTGCTACTTGCGTTGGAATATCTGGCTTAATAATTACCTTAGCAATAAATGTCAGAGCAGCAGTAAGCTCTTCATCTTGCATATAATCTGCAATTTCAGTCAAACCGTTTACCATCTCTAGTGTTGTTTTTGCTGGTTCAATTTGTTCAGCCATTGTCTTGCCCTTCTGTTAGTTGTTCTAATAATTCTACTTCTATTACTGCTAAACGAACCTTTGAATCTGCTTCCCCAAGTACAATAAAGATTGCTGGATCATTATGATTTTTGATTGCATCCGTTACTGCTTTTGCCCAGATATCTTTATTGATTGTTATACCCTTTGGATATTCCTTAAAGTCAACTGTAAAGTTTCTCCATGTAGCATCACCTTTATGTGTACCACGTCCAGAATTCTTGTGCTGTTTGGCACCAATTCTTTTTGACTCACTTCTTTCGCTCATAGTCCTTCTTTGTCATAATTAATGGAACTTTTGAAATATGTTTTTTACTGCACATCCAAGTTAGTTCTGCTGTTTGAATCCACAAACGCAAAGACTTTACGTCTTCTTTACATATTTGGCAATTAAAATCACCATTAAATATTTTAAATCTTTCTTCAGGCATTCATTAGCTTATTTCTAAGAGATTCCTGAAGATCAAGATCTTCTTTTACACGGTTGATAAAACCTTCACGACCTTGTACCTTTGTTCCATCTTCAAGTTTATACCATGCTCCTGTGCGCTCTACAAGTCCCGCAAGTTCTGCGGTATCAACAAGATCTCCAATGCCATCAATACCAACATTATCACCACGAAAATAAAAGTCATACTCTCCAGACTGAAATCCAGGAGATGTCTTAGAGAATTGTAATTCCCATTTAATTTTGCGACCAATTTTTTCTTCAATAAGTTTATCTCCTACTTGAATCTTGCCCTTAATAGCTTGATTATCTGATTCAGAGGAAAATAACTTAATAACAACTGAGGAATAAAACTTAGTAGCCTGACCGCCAGAAGGCTGCTGACTAGTATACATAGCACTAATATTATTACGAGACTGGCTAATAAGCACAAGCATAGTAGGCTTAACTTTATTATTAGCATAGTTAAGCATTTTCCATGCATTGCTAAAGTCTCTAGATTCCGCTCCAATTTGTTTTGTATTTTCAAGTTGCTTAAGTTCATCTGTATCCTTTTCAAAATATATGGCAGGAAGCAAAGATGTAATACTATCTATAACAATAATATCAACTCCTGCATTCATTAGATTTGTTCCTACATCTACCATTTCATTAATTGTTCTTGCTTGTGAGTAGATTAATTTTGTTGAGTCTACCCCAAGTTTATCAGCCCATGCTGAATCGTATGACATTTCTGCATCAATCCATGCACAAACCTTTCCTTCTGCTTGCGCTAGAGCAATCATCTGAAGGCACATAGAGGACTTTGCAGAAGACTTTGAGCCCCAAACCAGTACTTGTCTACCATAAGGAAGACCGCCCTTTAGAGCACGGTTTAAACCAAAACTAGGGGTTGCTGCATATTCAACTTTTTGACCAGTAGCGTCTCCTAAACGCTTGCGAATGCGTGGATCTAATTGTGCTAATACTTCTTCCATTGTTACTGACATTAAAATCGTACCCCGTGTTTTTCTGGTCTAGTTTTATTGAAGTCTACTTTTTCTCTCAATGCTTGATCAAGTGATAATCTAGTATACCCTGCTTCTACTGCTCCTGCATATAGATCTAGAGTACGTATAATAATATCTGCAAACTCTTTTGTTATTTCTTCTTCACCTTTATCTTTTCTAATTGCCTCCATAACTTCTGTTACTTCAGAAACAATCATCATGCATTGCTTAGCAATAAAAATATCATCAACTTCTTCAGGCCAAAAACCTTTTTCAACTGCAACCTCATGCAAATTAATTGCTAGATTATCAAATAAATTATCATACATTTACTACATCCTCCAATATAACGGTTCCATCTTTAGTCTTACCCAAAGAAACTTTATATACATTTCCTTCTTCAATAGTCATATATGCTTTAGAAAATACTGTTGGAAATACAAGAATTGAATGAAGTTCTCTTGCTGCATCTGCTACAACAAGATTAGCCATTTTTTTACCAGCCTTGGTCATTCTTGGTTTGAATGAAACTACAAATTGTTCTTCACCTTTATACGGTAATTGTTTATAATTTAAAAACTTTACTAATGCATCTTTTGATTCTTTAATGCTATCAGCTGGTATAGCATTTACAATTCTGTTATCACTGACAAGAATTAAATATGTTCTACCAGTTTCAATTAATGTATTTTCATCATCAAAAATTCCTACACTTCCAGTTTTATCAAGAAACTCAACTCTTGACCAACCCTTACCACGTTTAATTGATTTGATCATACCAAGCATAACAAAAGATCCAGTCTCTTCATATTCTTCTGCTTCCTGAATATAAGCATAGTAATGTTGAGGCACCGTCATATTAAACTCAGGTAGGTTTAAGTATTCGTATAAATTTTCTTTGATTTCTTGATCATTGCGTTCACTGTCAGCAAACGTTGCTGCACCAATTACTCTTAGTGCTTGTAATGCACGAGAGTTTACTCCGTTACCTTTTGTGAATGTAAACTCTTCAAGTTCTTTGTATGAACTAAATGGTCGTGCTGCAATATATCTTTCTGCAATTTTATCAGAAATAAACTTGATAGAACTGAGTCCAAACCTAATGCCTTTACCTTCAATCTTAAAATCCATATCCGAATCGTTAATGTGAGGTAGCTTAACACTAATGCCCATTCTTTTTGCTTCAATAAGATATTCAGTTCTTGCATCTTTATCCTTTTCATTCTTTAATAGTGAATACATAAACTCAAGTGGATAATGATATTTTAGCCAAGCTGTCCAGTATGACAGTGTTGAGTATGCTACTGCGTGTGACTTATTAAATGAATACCCTGCGTGGGCCTCAAAGTCATGCCATAAATCTAGTGCTTGATTTGGAGAAATGTATTGCGAAGCACCTTTAACAAACTGGTCTTTAAAAACATCAAATTCTTTAGCATCTTTTTTCTTACCAATAATCTTTCTAACTTTGTCTGCTTCAGACATTGACATACCACCAAGTTGTACACATGCTTGCATAACTTGTTCCTGATAAAGAATACATCCATATGTTTCTTCTGTAAATGACTTTAAGATCTGATGCTTATAGTCTGGGTTTTGACGACCATGCTTGATAGCAATATAATCTTTGCCAATAGTATTCATAGCACCTGGGCGAACCAAAGCGTTTGATGCAGATAATTCTTCAAGATTCTTTACACGCATTTTAACTAAAAGGTTTGTGTATGGTGCTGCTTCACACTGAAACACACCTTTTGTATATCCATCAGAAAGCATAGTATATACATTAGCATCTTCCATATCAATCTTTAATGGATCAATTTTTGTTCCTTCACGCTCTTTAATAATATCAATACAATCTTTGAGTACCGTTAAAGTTTTAAGACCTAAAGCGTCAATCTTAATTAGGCCAATGTTTTCAGCCTCTCCCATATCTACAGCAACAACAGGAATGCGGTCATCGCTGCCAGCAACAGAACGTGTTTCCATTGGGGCATACCTAAATATAGGGTCCTTACTAGTAACAACACCTGCAGCGTGAATACCAGTGCCCTTAATTCTTCCACGTAATTGTTCACCATACACCTCTACTTCTGGATATTTATCTCTAAACCATTGTGCACTTTTTGACATGCAGTATTCATCCCAAGTATCAATTTGCTTATTTACTTTATTTGCATCAGCGAGTGGGATATTTAAAACACGAGAAACATCTTTAACAATATTTTTATCTTTAAACTGCATGAATGTAGCAATAGATGCAACATGTCGGTATTGACGAACAAGATAATCTTTTACTTCATCACGGCGATTATCCTGAATATCTGAATCAATATCTGGAAAGTCATTACGGTCAGGGTTAATGAAGCGGAAGAACAAAAGACCGTGCTTAATTGGATCAATGTCTGTAATACCTAAAGCATAACAAAGCAAAGATCCTGCTGCAGAACCACGACCTGGGCCAACCATAATGCCTTCTTTTTTTGCCCAGTTAAGCATGTTACGGACAACTAGAAAGTAAGGACCAAAATTCTTTTCACCAATAATTTTTAATTCTTCATCAAGACGATCAAGATATTCTTTATTATTTTCTAGACCACGTTGAGATAAACCTTCAATAGCAAAAGTTTTTAATTCCTGCATTGGTTTTTTATATTGAACTGGAAGTAAATCAAGTCCCGACTTAATATCATATTCTTCAATTTTGTCTGCAATCTCTAAAGAACTTGTAAACATTTCTTCATCTGTATGACCTTGCTCTGCCATAGCAGATTTCATTTCTTCATAAGACAAAAGGTGAATGTCAAAAGTTCTAAATGACATTTTACGATCTTCGCCATATAAATAATCTAGACGCTCCATCATGTTGTTAATTTTCTTTGACTTGTCAAATGTTGATTCTTTTAATACTTTGCCATGCGTATTAAGCAGAAGCATCATTTCTTGAATTTCTTTTTGACTTGTATCTGCATGGTGACAATCGGGGGTAACTACTACTTTTACATTAAATGCTTTGGCAAGTGCTACAAGTTCATCATTAATATTCTTTGGATTATGAGGCATCAATTCAATATAAAAGTCATCTTTAAAACGATTCTTAAACCATTGAACCTTTTCTTTTGCAAATGCATACTCTTCATTCTCAATAGCTTTTGCAATAAGTCCACCCTGACATGCAGACAATACAATTAATCCATCTCCGTATTGATCTAATACTTCAAAATCAATTCTTGGTTTTCTATAAAAACCATCTGTCCATGCAATTTCATTTAGTTTATTAAGGTTTTCTAATCCTTGTTGATTCTTAGCAAGAAGGACTATATGGAAAAAATTAACATCAAGTGGACCTACCCTTTCGGACTTATCCCTTTTATCATGTCTATCTAATGCCAAATAGCCTTCTATGCCAAGAATTGGCTTGATGCCCTTTGCTTTTGCAATTCGGTACAGTTCCCGATGCCCAGATAAGGTTCCGTGATCTGTGATAGCCAATGCTGGCATACCAAGTTCAACTGCTCGGTCAATATATTCTTCTGGAGTAGCAACACCATCCATTAAGGAATAGTGTGTATGGACATGCAAGCCTACATAATTCACCTAGTGTATTACCAGTCCATGTTTGTGGATGTAGTACCTGGTGTATCAAAGCCTAGATAAAAGGCTTCTTGTTCAGCATAAGGAATTTTGTTGAGTGCCTTTTCTAGTGGAAATGGCTCTGTTGCTGCCCAATCAAATGGTTCCTTATCTGGACCACCTGGAATAAGTGTGTACGATGTTTCAGTTCCCTGACCATTGCGCTTTACTTTCCAAGTAAGATTTGAAATACTGCCTGTCTCCAGTGCGTATTCACGAATAGTGTTAAATGCAGATTGCTTGCTAACACCCATTGACCAAATAGCCACATATGGTGCTTCAATACCGTCATCTACAAGTACGTTGCAATAAAAACGAAGACGTGCTCTCCAGCCTGCCTTCATGTCCTTGCGGTGCATCTCTTCTGCCCAGTCACGACCTTCTGTGTCCATTGTATCTACAGCCTTACGCTTATAGTCTTTTGGATTTGTGTGTTCTGAAACAACAAGTGCGAGACCACGAGCCTCATTGTAATTTGCTGAATCTTCATCAAGTTCTTCAATGAAGCGAATTTTTACTGCTTGTCCGTCAGCCAACTTAAGCCAACGAACTTTTGTTCCTGTACCTTCATACTTGGGCTTGTCTACCAATGCGTTGATATTTTTTAGTCCCTTTACAATAGCCATATTATTTTTCTCCTATGTGTTTTGTTATGTTTTATTTTAGCATAGAGATGATTGAATTGTCAAACTGGAATTCCAATTTTTTAATTGCATCATCATCCATATCGCCGATATCTTTATATTTTTTATCTAACTGTATTACTGTAACAAGGTGACCTAGTTTTTCAACTAGTTTATCTTTCATGATAGAGCCAGCCTCATCATTATCTGCAACCAGTACAACATTATTGAAGTACTTTGCTAATAACTTAATCTGCGAAGCAGACACATTAGCACCCAGCGTTGCAACTGCTGGGAAACCTACTTGATCTAGTCTTATAGCATCAAATGATGATTCAACTACATAGACTGTTGTTGATGTTTTAACCTTGTGCAAGTTAAACAAAATTTTACTTTTTGGTAGTCCAGGAGTATTTTTAAAATCTTTACCCTCAACTGTTCTAGCAACAAAACCAATACACATTCCATCAGGTGTTGCCATTGGAATAATTACTGAATCTTGCTTTTCAGAAAATCCTAGATTAAATTTTACCACAGAATCTTTTGTAATGCTGCGACCTTCAAAATATCTCATTGCTCTTGGTGACTCAAGCGCTTGATTATTTAATCTTTTAATTAATACTTCGTCATACTGAACAAAATCAGCGGGTGCGTATAAAGCTTTATCAATTATTGATGAAAGGTTTGACTCTTGTTCTTTGCTTTTAATATATCTTGCTGCTTCAAAGTATGTTCTGTTTGACATAAACATAATTAACTCTGTTAAATTCTTAGTCACTTGACAGCCAAAACAAAAAAACAAACCAGACTCTTTGGATACTTCTCCTGCAGGTGTTCTGTTGTTATTGTGATAAGGACAGAATATAATAAAGTCAGATCCAAACTCTGCTTCAATATCAATTCCTGCCCCGTTAAGAACACGGCGGATTTGATCCTCTGTGTATATATCGTTACTTGCCATCTTCAAAATCCTTATAACGATAATAACCTTTGTCAAAGTCACACTGAACCAGAAAGTCTCCCATAAAACCATTACGGTTCTTTCTGAAAGCACATTCAATAATGTCGCTATTAGTTGCACGACCCATTGCTAAAACCCAGTCAGCATCATATGCAATCTGCCTAGACCATGCAGTCTGTGCAAGTGTTGGAACTGTAGATAGATCTTTTACATCGTCTGGTGTAGCAGATGAAATAGCAATAATAGGTACTTCTTCACCAATAGCCATTAGTTTAAGTTCTCGTGAAAGGTTTTTCATCTTTACCGTTTCATTATCAGCTTTTTGATTTGGATTCATTAGCTGGAGATAATCTACTACAACAAAATCAGGCTTGTATTGATCTAGTTTTCCACGAATAATAGATGGTGTTACTTCACCACCTGAGTCATTTGAGATAATATGAAATGGTGGACGACCTTCAATTTTATCTGCATGCCATTTTTTCATCATATCAAGTTCTACTTCACCGTTTGACAACTTGCGATGAGACCAAAGACCTTCACCCATAATTGTAAATGCACGATTACGTACTTCTGTTTCACTCATTTCAAGTGAGATTACAAGGGGTGTCTTACCCTGCTTCCAGGCCTGTACAGCAAAGTAGAGAGCCATCCAAGACTTTCCTATGCCTGGGTATGCTAAGAAGACTCCTAGTTGACCTGGCATAATTCCAGAAGGTAGATAATTATCAAACCCTGGCAAACCTGTTTTGATTCCTCTATGACCTAGACGATGCTGCTCTTTAACTTGTTCAAAGTATGCAATTGCAGAATCAATATCTGTTGCATCAATATCTCTAATTGCTGCTGTATTCTTTTTTAACTGTGATGTTTTTGTAATTAATTCTTCAAGGGCTTGGCCTCCTTGCCCATTTTGTACTTCTCCTGCTGCAGATCGTAAAATATCTTTAAGGCTATCATTTAAATATTCTGATTGTAATTCTTCAAGGTGATGCTTTGTTGCACCTATACCCTGGACTGGTTGAAAGTCTCTAAACTTTTCAACTACCAAAGATGTTGGTGGAACAGTGCCATTATTTTCTGCATACAATCTAATAAAATTCCACACGTCATTATGTGTGCGAAGCAATGTTTCTACATTTGCCTGTAGCAAAACGTGAAGTTGTTTATCTGCTAGGACTGCGGAGATTACTTTTGCTTCTGTATTATTCACTCAGCCACTCCTTTGCTTTTTTTCTTAGTTCTGCTCTTTGTTTAATATCTTGTTGTACTTCTAGTTTACCATTAAGAATTTTTTCTGCATTATATGCAAAGTAATTCCATGTAGGATCTTGTGCAATCTTAAAGTAATACTCTAATAAATCATAGCATTCAGAGATACCATAGGATTCAATGAGACCATCTGCTGCCCACTGTTCAACATTTAAATTAATATTAGACTTACGCTCATACCTTTGGGTATAAAATTTGTTATAGCGACTGAGCAAAGCCATTCTGTCTTTGCGTTCAGCCATTATCCTTCAGATGCCTCTTCTTGTGCTTCCTTAATCTTTTCTGTAAGCTTGTCTTCAACAAACTTATAAACACGATCAAAAGCCTGCTCTGTGGTTTCACCATCACGCTTATTGTCAATAACGCCAAGATCAAGTCTTAGTGATTGAAAATTTCCTAGATTAAGTGTATATCCTAATGTTACGTTTACTTTAGTTGAATCATTTTCCATTGTCCCACCCATTTTCTTTGTTTTAATAATTGTAGCACATAACCAAACCTTTAGATACTTTCACTCCATGTAGGAATAAATCTACCGTCTTCTGTCTTTGTATATGTAAGTATACCGTCTCCCATGCGCCGTGTCAATTCTTGTGTTGTTGGAGTCATGTTATTAGTTATTAATTTATCTTTTCTTGGTTGCCCAATATGAATACTTGCTAGTATTGCACGTATCTCTCTTACTTGTGATTCAGAATAGTATGCTCTGACTTGCCATCCTGTTTCCCCTCCAAATTTTGATCCTGTTGGTTTTGGTATAGTTCCTGCTTTTATTAGCCTTGGCATATATTTACGATGCCTATTGACAAGTATTGCTGTTTCTGCTATGGTATATGCTCGTTCTCTGTTCCGCCTGAAATCTGTACGTAGACAAGTTTCAAGTCTATCTTTTGTAATGTTATAAAAAGAAACCATTCCAGTAGATCTTGAGCTATGGTGAATTCTAACTAAATCATTATTTAAAAACCAAACTTTTTGATTTCCTTTTATTACAGATTCGTTATTGTATTCATCGCTCTGTATTTTTCGTTTAGCAGTAGCCATCTGCCCTCCCGACTATCTTGCGGTGGATGATAAAATTTTCTTTCTCCACATCGGATACAATAAGTTTCAAGATGCATCTGAGAAGTATATTGTCTATCAAGAAACACTCTGCCTTTGCATTTATTACAGCTTATCAATTTTTTTATTTTCTAAAATAATTTTTTCTTTTAAGTCATCCGAGTATTCTTTTATTGTTTTTTCTTTTAATTTATTATCGTCTAGCATTTGAGTTATTTCTGCACGAAGAATTGCAATTTGTGTTTCATAATTTGATACTAACTCACCTATACGTTGCTGTAAGGCGGTAATAATTAATTCGGCTTTTTCCATTTAATTTCCTATGCTTGTAGTGTAGCTAATTCAGATAATAGTGCTTCTTTTTTGGAAGTCTCATTATCAATCTGTTGATTTAAATTGTCTACGTTAGCCTGATTAATAGTCTCAACAGCTTGTTCTGCTATTAGACTAACATAAAGGTTATAGATATTTGATACAACAGATTTAATATGCTGTGTTACTATATTTGATTTTTCTTCATTAGTTAGTTCCATTTTATTTCCATTCTATATAAAGTCAGGGACATCTTGTACTGCGCCCCATTTTCCTAGTGGGCATTCAGCATGTGGAAGTTTTGCCTTTTGAGCCATAAAGCATCCACATTTTTTGCATTGTCCAGTAGACTTAAGAAATGACGGACATTTTTTGCATAGACTATATCTATCATTAAATGTTTCTTTATCTACGTTTTCAATTTTTGGATTTAATAGGTCCCACGGCCTTGCTGCATCCCCTGCGCTTTTTTCTTTCCAAAGTTGCCAAGCAGATTTTTCTGTCATTATAAGACCTCTGGTTCTGTAAATATTCCAGTTTCGGAATCATATTTAGCACCTGTAGCAACTGATAATGGATCATCAATAAATCTTTGTGAAACATCTATAACAATTGGATTACTAGTAAAAATAGCAGCTAGTCTTTCATCTGTATGCAAAACATCTGTAACTTCGCCATCTAAAATAAATGCTAACTTTATAGGTGTTTTATCTTGTTCTGTCATTATTTTCTCCTTTCGCTTATCTTTTAATTATATCACAAACAACAAACACTTGACAACTAAATTAATTAATTTGAAAATCATCAAATTGAGTTCCGCCACTGCCTGTTCCTGGCGGTGTTTTTATTATTCCAAAAGCGCTCTGGCCTACAAGCGAAGATTTTGTTGGGTTTGATGCGGTATAAGATTTTGTAGTTATTGTTGAACTTCTTGCCGTATTAGAATATAATGTTGTAGATATATTATTACCTGAAGTGGATACAGAAATTCCACCAATTGTTGATGGAGATTCTTCATTTGAAAAAATATTTTCTGTATTAACTGTAGAAACACTAGAACCATCCGCTTTTAATGTATCAAGTCTTGTATTATAAACAGTTACACTAGATGAGCTATTTGAACAATTTGTTGGTAGCGATCCTCCATATTGTGTATTTGGTCCAACAGTACATCCATAAACTGAAGCATCATATTCTGTTGTAGAAGCAGAACTGTCATAGACTGTTGTATTTACGTATGCATCATATACAATAGTTGAACCTGGATAATCGTATACGGTTGTATTTGTAGAAACAGAACTGTCATAAACGGTTGTATTTACGTATGCATCATATATAATAGTTGAACTTGTAGAGTCGTATATAGTTGTATTTACAGTTGCATCATATACAAGAAATCCATTTACGAATCTTGTTTTGCAGTTATTTCCAGCACTTCCTAGACCGTTATTTGGGCAACTACTTGAAGTTCTTGTTTTGCAATTGCTTCCAGCACTTCCCGATCCATTGTCTGGGCAGGAGCTTGTAGTTCTTGATTTACAGTTACTAAATAAGTTTCCTGATCCATTATTTGGGCAAGTACTTGAGGTTCTTGACTTACAGTTGCTTCCAGCACTTCCCGATCCATTGTCTGGGCAAGAAGTAGAACTCACAGTTCTTGACTTACAGTTGCTTCCAGCACTTCCCGATCCATTGTCTGGGCAAGTACCTACAGTTCTTTGTTTACAATAGCTCAATAAATTTCCTGAGCTATTGTCTGGGCAAGTACTTACAGTTCTTGTTTTGCAATTGCTTCCAGCACTTCCAGAGCTGTTATCTGGGCAACTGGTAACAATTCTTGTTTTACAGTTAGTTCCTAAGCTTCCTGTATTGTTATCTGGGCAAGTAGGAATAGTTGCAGTTGTATAATATACATATTTAGTTACAGCAGATGAAGTTTTATTAACTCTTGAAGCCCACCAAGACCCAGCATCTGTTGACCAAAATGTTAGTCCAAGGCCTTCCGAGCCAGAAGGAAAACTAGCAGAAACAACTGCATCGGTAGTTCCATCTAAAATAACTGATTGTTGCGGATATGTAGTTGGAGTTGATCCCGAAACAGTACTTGTAATAGATGCTACAGAACCGTTAACGCTCCAAAGAGAACCGTTAGAGCTAAGGCTATATATATAGGAATTTGGACTCATAGCAGAATTAATAATTGGAGTCATTGTACCTAATCCCCCAGATACCGTTCTTGTATAATTATCTATTACTTGACCAATTTTTGCATCAATTGATGAACTGTAGTAGTAGTAAAATGTTGTTCCATCAAGTGCAAGAACTTCGTCAATATAGTAAAAATAATATTTTGGGGCAGTAGCATCATTTTGATTTACATTATATGGAGAAGAACCTGCATTAGATATAGATGAACTGGTTAATCCACTTGTTAGTGGGGTAGAAAAAATTGTTCTTCCAATGTATGAAGTTTTAGATTGAAATGTTCCAGATTGATAAGTACCAGATGTTCCAGTTATTGCTGCAAATGCGTACCCAGTTCCACTAATAGATGGGGAAGTTAATTGAGTTGGAACAGGTGAGGCATTTGTAGTAATTGTTAAAGTATTTGAATCATTACCTTGATAGCCTCTATATGTAGCATTTATACCAGTAATTGGAATTACTTTAAAATCATAAGATGTGCTGGATAAAAGACTAGATATTGTTGCTGTAGTTCCAGATTCTACTGAAGAAAATGAAAAAGTGGCATCTGAAGATAATTTGTAATAAACTAAATAATTAGCAGCATTTGCCGCGGCGGTAGAAGTCCAATTAATACTAACTGAGTTATATGTGTGGCTTGTTTCTACAATTGTTATATTTTCTGGCCCATATATAGTTGTATTGCCAGAAGTTGATGATGCGGAGGTGGAATAAGTTGAATTAGTAGCAGTTACAACATACCTATATATATTAGTAGCATTTGGAGATACGTCAGTTAAATTATTTTGTAATAAATATGTATTTGTATTACTTGATCCAGAAGATGGATTAGTTGCGGATCCAGATGCTATTTGTGTCCAATTTGTTCCGCTATCTGTACTTTTATCAAATCTATATGTCATTCCAGTTGAATTAATCCAATAATAGTTTGTTCCAGTTAATGTTTTAGCATATGTTATTCCATCAGTAGATTGTGATATTGTTACCGTATTTTGAATTGATGGGGTTAAAGAAGAAGAAAATATTAATTTCCAAGATCCCGAAACTTTTAAATATGCAGAAGAAAGATTTTTCCAGACATCAGAATTTTTTAAATATACAGATGCTACATTTCTCCAGTCCCCATCACTCCCCTTTAGTTTTATTGTCATATTATTACCTTAAGGGGTATACACCAATAAGACTGAGCCATTGCCTGCATCTGGAAAAGCCGTAGGATTGCTTCCAAATGCAGATGTTGTAATAGTGTACATATTTCTTAATCCACCTGATCTATAGTCTTCAGCACTACCACTATATGATCCAGATATTTGTGCATTTTTTGCAATTTCAACTTGGCGACCTTCTTGCCCTAAAGAAAGTCTATAGATAAACGTTGATCCAGTTGCTGACTCATCACCTGCAATATCATATCTTTTAAAATCTGTATACATTAGGTATTGCGAAAGGTTATCATCATAGATTAAAAAGTCAGATCCTGTGTTACTTTGAATTGAATAGTTTCCTACTTTTATTCTTCCAGTGCCAGTTGAAATAATTCCTGCTTCATCAATAGTCCAACCATTTGTAAGGGTTCCTAGATAACCACCTCCTGCTTTTATATCTCCAGTAATCTCTGCATCTGTTGCAAATACTTTACCTGCTACTGTTACTCTAAACTTGTTTGCTGTATCATTTGGGCCTGTTCCGTTACCCGCCCAAAATACAGAATGAGTTACATCATTTCCTGGGCTATTAATGCCAGCCTTGTATGTGCTAATAGATGAATTTGAAACTGCAATGTATCCATTAGTTGAGTCTATTTCTATATTACCTTTTCCAGATATTGACGTTTTAAAAATACTACTTGATGATACGTCCCAGCCTCCGATATTTGCAGAGGCGGTAGTTAGTTTTCCATTGCTTGCATCAATTGTTGTAATACCTGATACAGAAGATGAGTTAAATGTTAAACCTGAAGAGTTTAATATGTACCCAGCACCTGAAAGGCTGCCCGAAACTATAGTTCCTGAATATAAAGATCCTCCAGAAATTATTCCAACATTGCCAGCAAAGTATCCACTTCTTGCAGTTATGTCTCCATCAATTGTAAATGTAGATCCATCCCAAGAAATATAGTTTGTCGTGCTTCCGCCTACTTTTAATGATGCTGATTGTGCTGAGTCTATATACCAATAGTTATGTGTATTAAATACTAAACCTCTTTTACCAGTATCTACTCCATATCCAAATTTAAATGTTCCAGTATCGGTTCCACTTACTCCTGCTTGAAAATATCCTGTAGTTGATACATTTGTTCCTATAAACGGTGTTCCGCTAATTGCAACATTTGAGCCAGCAATGTAAGAAGTAGAATCGTTATTGTATTCATCGTATGTAGCAACTGCAAATTCATATGTTAGTCCTACTCCTAAACCAGATAACCTGTATGCCGTTCCAGTACCTGGTGAGTCGGCATATGAGTAGGATGATACAGGACTTGTTACTGGTCTATATCTTATTCTGTATCCACGAATACCGCCAGTTGTGACGGCAGCCCAAGAAATATCTGCATAACCATTAAACCCAATTGTTCCAGTAGTATCTAATCCGCCTGTTGTTGTAACTGTTGCTACATCTGCTGGTCCTGTTGTATCTGCTACAACTGGGTTTGTTGGAGTAATTTTGTATGCAGTTGAAAATGGTGTTGCAAGTCCCGCATCTGAATAAAACCTTGCCTTAACCCAACGTGCATTAAAGTTTGAAGTAATAATATTTGCGGGATTAACTGTTCCAAAATATGATCTAAGATAAGTAACTCCTGTTGGAGCAGTAGAACTTGTTGACTCATATTCTACAATTTCAATTGAGTTATATCGTGCTTCAGTTGGTGTGGTATAGGCAACGCTATAACCAGCATTGATTGCTGTTACAGTAATTGTTGGGGTTGGTAGGTCTAAGGTATAGGTAGGAATAGATGCAACACACGCTGTGCTACTTTTATTATAAAATGGATCTATTGATAAAACGCAGATGGCTGTAAATACTGTTCTTTGGATTCCAAACATTGATTCGTTTAGTGCTTTTGTTACTGTAAGGGTTTGTGCGGTTTGAGTTCTATTTACTAAAAATGATTGAAGGGGTGTTTGCTTTGTTACTCCATCTGCGGTTAGTTCAACTATAAATTCAGATACCGTTGAATTTAATGAGTCCAAATAATCCCAGTTAAAACCAATTACTAGATCATCTCCAGACCAAGATGCAGTAACACTTGATACTGCAGTTGGCGTAACTGCTCCATAACCAGTTTTATAACCTGGATTTCCATTAGATGGTGGAACATACTGTTTTTCTTTTGTTCCCGAAGGGTTTGCAGATCCTTTTACTCCTGTAGGATTAGAAGTGTTGGTTCCCCCAGAAGCTATCAGCTTTCCGTCAAAACCAACAATATCAATTTCTGCACCTTGACGTGATTTTGTTTGTGAAACTTTATTCCAAGCAACTCTAGGGTCATCAGCACTTATTGGTACCGTGGGATTTTTTGCAACGCTTTTGCCACTTTTATATTTTGAGTTCATGGCTGTTCCTAATTATTTTGGACCTGTTGCTTGCCAATTTAAATAAAAATATCCAGTCAAAGGATCAGGATCTTCGCTTGTGCTAGTTGCCCTTGTTACTCTAAAACTAAACTGTGAATCAGTTACGTGAAAAATATTAAAAATAATATTATGATTTGTATCGTCAAGTGCTCCAAATGATGAATGTCCAAATCGCATTGTTCCAGTTACAATAGGTTTGGCACTAAAGGCTGTTGTTCCAGATACTGCGTCTATAAAAGATATGTCTCCATAAAATATTTGATCTCCTGTGTTGCTAGATGCAGTTGTGGTATCAATTTTAGTTGTGCCATAAAGCATTTTTTGTGGTCCTGGATTATATTCATGAACTACATCATTATCGCCATTCCAGTCTACGGTACCCGAACCCTGCACACCAAAATTATTTGTAATAGAGCTAATACTATCGCTATGCTGATTAACAACATTAATGACTTGCTGCCATGCACCAAGGTCTATAATATTTGGATCTGATATTTTTACATAAGGCATTCTTGTTCTCCTATTTTATCAATTATACCATAGCAGAATGTTGTCATTTATTGTATCCTTTTAAGTCCCAGCCTTGTTTCAAGGCCTTGATTAAATGAGTGAGATACAGAATGAACAAAATATTTTTGCTGGCTTATACCATTTAGAGAATAAGTAAGAGTAATTATGTCTCCAACTTGGATTAAAGGATTACCAAATATACTAAGGTTGGCATCTTTTGAAAAACCTTCAATTCCCATTTGTACCAGCTTAAGCATTCTTTGTGCTGCTTGCTTTGACTGTATCCATTCTGAGTCTAGTTGTGCTACTTCTGAGCTATTAGATTGATCAATCAATACCTCCAAAATTTCAGGGTCAGAAGGAGCAACAATTTCATGTGTCCAGAGATTTAAGTTAATTGTAAATTGATCAAGGTCATCTGCCTCTTTATGTAAAAATACCATGTTTGATGAATTATTAGCAATTACCATCTTTGCTCTAAATCCTGTGTTAATTGGGGTTGAGTAAGAAAGTGAATATTCATCAATTAACTTTTTTTGATAATTAGTCTGATCTTCTTTTTCATTTCCTGGAAAATAATACCACATATATTCAACTGGTAACACATCTACTGAAACTGCTGCAGGAGTTGTATATTGAACATCGTAATAGTTAATTCCAGCTACTTCAGGGCTTGTCTGCATTAAATAAGTAATTGAATTTGAGTATAGTGGTTGACCTTGGACTAAACCATTTAAAAATTCTCTATCTTGGTAAAAATAACTAACGCTTCTTTCTGTTAATGCTTTTTCTGTTGCATGAATTTCTCTAAGGGCGGCAGGAGAAACTCTTGTTCCCTGATCAAAATATTCAGGTTCTGGGTGTAGATCTGGAACCATTGTAGGATACATTGATGCATGAAAGCCAAACTTAGTTCCTGTTTGAATGTCATCATCAAAGTATGGTTTTTGTCTCATACCAGTTAAACCATTTACTTCAGTTGATTTCCAGCCAGAACCTCCAGGATTTGTTGTTACATCATAATCATCTGTTTTAGATTCTTGCCATCCAACTATTTCTACGTTGTTTAAAAATATTGATAAAATTATTTTGTTGTTTCCTACGGTACCGCTTTCTCCATCTGAACCATCTGAAGAAGTTATTGCAACTTTTAAATTAAATGGGTTATCTGTTACATAAGAGTATTCATATTCTTTACCAACCAAAGTTTTTTTAATTATCTTTGAAAAATTATTTACGATACTGTTACACTCTCCAGTAACCTCTGACCAAAACATTACACCAGTTGTTACATTTTTTGCTAATAATACATACTTGTATTTTGGTGGATCGTAAAGATCTCCTGGTGATTTTGGATTTTCTTGGTTATACCTTACAAGCTCAATAAAATAAGCTTCTGCAGAAGATGTTGTACTTGCCATGTTAAAGAATAGACCAGCAGAAGCCACAGACTGATCTGGCATATCAAACTTTACAGAATAGGTGTGATAACCTATATCTGTTTCAGTTGTTGGATATATGAGAAGTTTATTATTTATACCAATATCATATATGGTTTCACTAACGTTTATTTTTGAAATGCTTGGCAAAGTACTTTCATTATCATTGTCATCTATTATTGATGTATATCCTGAAGATGTTGCTAATGCAAGGGTTGAATCATTAAATCGTTTTTCAGAAAGACTCTTGCTGGCTAAAGTAGTAATTCTTGTATGTGCTGCTGGCACTGTTCCATATAGTCCACGCTGAACATTTGTAATATTTCCAGTAGGAGTTACTATAACTTCATAGTCAAACGGAACTGTTGCCTCTCCGCCAGAGACATAAGTGCCTGCTGCTGGATCAATAATTGAAAAAGAAGTATTTGTTCTGCTAGAAATAATTCCATTTATGTTATATGTTTTAGGATTAACTGCAGTGACAATCACTTTTTGTCCTACCTTAAAAGTATTTGCTGCCGTATAAACTACTGCGCTTCCGCTTCTAGCAACATTTGTAACAGTTGCATAAGAAGTTTTTAGCCCAACATTATTTTGTTTAATAAAATTGTTTATTTCCGATTGAAGTTCCGTATCATTTTTTATTGAAACTGTAATTGGACTTTCTCCAAACTTTCCAATCTCATATTCTTTATAAAGAAATGAAACAATTTCATTTTCAATAAAAGCATAACCACTTGCATCACGATTAAAAGTATGAAAAATGTCTTGAAGATCATTAACATTTATGTTAAACATATTTGAATTTTTTTCCATGTTGCTATTTATATAGTTAAACCCAACAGAGTCTATGCTTTGTTGCTGCCATACAACATCATTAGATGTTGCATAAACAAAAGATGGAGAATTTTTAACCATTGGGTTTGTAACATTTTGTAAAGAAGGAGATTGTTTAACTTTAGGAATTTGATATCTTAAAGAAATTTTTCCTGGCTTTGCTTTATTAGAGATAGAAAATCCACCTTGTTTAATGTTAAAGTCTGAGACTGTTAGATTAGATGTGCTTGAAGATAAAATATTATGCAAACTTAAAAATTTCATAATTCCATATTCATCAATATATGCTCCAATTTGATAAGCAACAAATATCTTATTAAGTGTGTCTACAATAGTTGAGTCTTTTGAGTTGCAGTAAAAGTATGCTAGATCCATTGGATTAGCTTTATTGTTACAAACGTTGTAAAGAGAGTCATAGTCGTAATCTGTAAAACCAGCCAAATCAAGAATATTAGTGATTACATCAAATACGTTTTTTAAGTTAACTACATAATCAGGAACTGGGGTTGATTGGAGATATCTTGAGATATCAAAAGACTGAATAGAAACTGTATCTATATCTGATTCATCCCAAGAGTCTGAATAAAATACCCCTGCTGGAACATAGGCTGTTGTAGATGTTACGGTATTTGTAGATAAATCAGAGTACTCAAAAAGATTAAAATTAACATAAAACTTAATATTTTTTCTAAGAATACTTGAAAGCAATGTAGAGGCACTATCGCTTTGACTAGAAAAAACATTAACTATTTCATTATTATATAAAAGTGGTATTGCTGAAAGTGTTATGTTACAACTGTTTGTGTTCATTGAGGAAATAGGCAATAGATTATTTTGTCCGTCTAAGGATTTATCTATTGATATATTTTCAACAAAACTTGATAAATCTACTTCAAGTCTTGGAGAAACCTCAACAAGTTGCATCTTGACTAAATCACTAGTTAAATTAGCATTGTCATAAGAAGAAAATTCGGATCTGGTTGTTTTTGATATTTGTGATACAGATAATGATGTTAATGACATTGTTTGGCTTATAGACCCAGAACTTGTAAAACTAGGCATAGAAGACCACTTTGTTTTTGTCCATTCCGAGCCTGTGTAGTATAGAGTCAATAGACCTGTGGTAAAACTATCTGCGTTAGCTGGCATAGATATGGTTTCACTGCCGTCAACACTAATAAAAGAATTATTTACTTTTATTTTTATTGAAGGTATTGTTACTAGTGTATTAAACTTAACAATAATTTTGTTAGTAAGAATACCCTTTTCATATTTTGCCGTTATCATATTACTTGTACCATCTGAAACAAAATATTTATAAGCAGAAATGTCTGTTGGTAAAGCACTCTTTAGTGCTGGTACTGGGGAAGATGCTAGAAAAAATGACGGCATTTGCGTTATAGAACTTATTGGAGAATATACAGCAGATGTATAACCAGTTATTGTAGGTGAGGTAATTTTTCTATAATTAGAAGGAAATAAACAATTTATATTTCCAGATGGTACGTATGACTCACCTGGTCTAAAGTATGAGAAAACGCTATCGGTTGGCCAAAAAGATCCATACTTATAGTCCTCATAAGAGGTTTTGTATACTTCTGGTACCGTAAAATATACTATTGGATTATCAGTTATACCACTTAAAACATTAAAATTAACTCTATAAGTAAATGAAGATATAGTATCTCCTGATGCTTGCGATGTTCCAATGTATGTGGTAATTTTAGTCCACCCAAGAGAACTAACTTCTTCTTGGGTTGATCCGTATTGACTACTTGTTCCTTCGGCAAAAGCAGTAGCCATAATTGGCATAGAGTTATTTGTTTTTACATAGGTAATTATTTTATATGCTTTACCGCCATTAGCAGTAACAGAATATTGTAAAAAACCTTGTCCACTTGACATTGTAAATTTTTTAGTTGTAAAGTTAGGTTTTGATTCACCTGTGGTTGCAGAAGCTAGGGTACCCGTAGAAGAAGGCGATGTTAAGCTCATTGCTGTAATATCACCTGCAATAGTTACATAAGGTGGATTAAATAAGTTATGATTCCACTCAGCAGAAACTACGGGGACTAAACCAATTGAATCAGAATCATTAAAGATTGCAGAGTTAATGTTATCTAACACTAGATCTCCGTAAATTCAATACTTATATCTACATAGTCTGCTACTGAGGTTCTTTTTGAAAGAGTCTTTGAAAATGAGGTTATAAAAACACTATATGTTCTAGATCCCGTTGCATTTGTCGTAGATGTTTCTGTGTACGCCGTTTTAAAATTAGTGCCAGATTCGTCTGGAATTGCACCTAGAGCAGGGTCTGCATTAAGTTTAGATTCAATAACCTTAACATATATTGGGATCCCAGCGTTAGCATTATAAAATGATTCCATCCAAGCAGCGCCTTTATTGCCGTCTGCTGTCTCTGCTGTCTTTGTAGGCAAAAATGTCCAAGAAGTTGAAATGTTATGTTTTTTAGCAACTACATATTTTCTCATAGCACCATTGGCCATACGAGATGATGACTCAATTAGATCCACGTCTATCTGGATAGGTTCTCTATTATGGTCTGTTAGTTTGTACCAAGTTGATCCATTTAAGGATACCTGTATACCTGCTTGAATTTTATATACCATTACATCATCACCGCATTTGATTTATTATTTTTTGAGGTTTCAAGTTTAAGTTTTCTAATTACTTGGTTTGCTATTTCACTTGGATTTGAACTTCCACCATTTATAGTCATATCAATATTATACACTGCTCCACCCATTGAAGTGCTTGAATTTGATGTACCAACCTTTTGATTGTTAATTGCATCCATAAATCCAACACCATAGTTTTTAACTGAATCTGCTTTTACTATATATTCTCCATTAGATACACGAAGTTGTGGTAGTCCACCACTTGCAAATCTAGCAGCGATTGAGTCTGATGTTCCCGTGCCTGGACCTTTAATAAGACCACCCATGTAGTTGCCTTTTGCTTTTGCTTTATTTAATGCTGTTTCTGCATTAGTAACTCTTGCTCCAGCAGTTAATTCTGAGATTCTATTTTCTAGATCTGTTATTTTTTTATCAAGTGCAATAGATGCTGTTTCTTTATTAAATTCTGCTCTTTGGAATGATTTTTGTTGATCAATTATTGCAGCACCAATATAGTTACCTGAAATTTTTGCTTGAACTGCCTCTTGTTGCAATTGCATTAATTTTTGTTGATACTCATATTCACGTTTTACTTCGTCGGCAGATTCTTTAGATGCATCTCTAATTTTCTTTTTTTGCACAAGCTCTTGTTGAAGTCTAGCAATTGTAAGCTTTGCTTGTTTAGAAAGCACATCAGTATTTGTTCCACCAGCGCTGCCGCCGTCTTCAATACCGCCAAACATCTCTGCTAAAGTTTTTTGAGTTTGATCATACAATTCTTTAAAATCTTTTGATTTTGCGTATGCTTCAATTTGTTTAGCTAGGCTAGTTTTTCTCATTAAATTGTTTTTTTCAGCAAATGATCTAACTGCTGGAATACGAATATTGCCTTTTTCGTCACGCTCTATAGGTGTTGTTTGCATTACAGCATTTGCTAACATTATTTGTCCAGCACTTAATTTTGCCGCTAGTCCTGCAGATTTGTAGACTTCTTTAATTTGATTAAGTCTATCAATAGCATCTTTATTTCCACTATTATTTATTGCAGTACTAAGTGCAATAACTCCAATTTTTGCATTAAGCGAAGAAGCATTTACTCCGTCTATTCTTTGTTTCATTTGATCAAAAGTAAGTGATCCATTACTAGTAATACTAAATATATTTAACAATTGATCTGCAAATGCTTTTTGTACTGCAGTTAATTCTTTATATGATTTTGCAAATTCTCCTGCAACATTTACATTATATAAAAATGAATCACCATTTTTTTGAATTAAAGTATCAAGTTTGTTTAAACTTTTAGTTGTAGCTGTTTGAGCATCAACAACATCTTTAGAAACAGACTGCCAAACCGCTCCAAAATCTTTTGTTCTGTTCGCAGCGGCAAGTAAAACTTGTACATATTGTTGTGCATTTTTTGGATCAAGTCCACCAGTTGCAATTGCTGAAGTAACTTGTGATCTAATTGAACCTGTAACACTTTGTAGATCAGACTTATTAGATGATATATTTTTAATAAATTTTGATATTGGGTCATCTTCTGGAAGTGCTTTAATAGAAGCAACCATATTTTGAATTTCTGGAGAAAGAAAACCTAAAGAATCTTTAAGGGTTTTTGAAGAATCGGTAATACTAGTTATTTTTAAACTAGTGTCTAAAGCAGTATCGCCAAACATTTTAATAACTTCTGTACTTGCTGTAAAAGTTGCTTTTACTGTAGCATCATGTTCTTTTTCTTTTGATATAAGTGTAACTAGTGCAGAAGAAACTAATCCTATTGCAGCCCCTGCTGCAGTACCCCAGGGACCAAAAAGCATACCCATATTAGCACCAGTCATGGTAGATTGAATAACTCCTTTACCAGCAAAGTCTGGCATGGATCCAAGTGCCATGTTTGCACCAAGGAGGCCAAGACCTCCACCAAGTCCTCCAACCCTACCCATTCCTCCACGCATTCTTCCTGCTACTGAAGTGTTTTGTGCTTGTGGTCTAGGGATTACTGATAATTCTTGTGTTCCCGCAGGAATTATAGGACCAATTGGGGCAGGGCCTTGTCCTCTTGTTGCACGTCGTGCTCCAGTTCTGGTTCCATTTACTGCTGTTGAACTTAATTGTTCTGCTTGTGTCTTAACATTCTTTTTACGCTTTTTCATTCCAACTTCAAGGCCACGAGCAATGTCTTCACCAATTGGAATTGTTTTTTTAGAAGGAGATGCAGTACCTGCTGCTTTAGCTGCAGATTTAATTGCGCCATTTGAAATTTCTGCTGCTTGCCCGTTCATAACTTGTGCAGCTTTTGATACAGATCCTGAAGCCATTGGATTAGCTTGCAAAGATGCAATGTCTGTCATCTGTGGTTTAAATACGTGACCCATCTGTAAATCTGCTGCAGAGTTTCCAGTCATTCTTTCATATAGAGTTTTAACTCCAGGTCTGATTGCTGTGTAAGACCTTGTTCCAAATAGTTTAGTTTGAAAAGCTCCTCTTCTTCCACGAGATGGGTTTGTTTCTCCAGGTTTTCTTGCCTCTGTAGGAATTGTTCCATATACATCTGGATCTAATCCAAAAGTTTTTCTTACAACTCCTCGTTCTGCCTCAGATGCTATCTGGTTAACTTCTTTTTCTACCGTTTGTCCTGCATTTGTCCAAGCGCTAGCAAATCTTTCATTACTATCTTTTATGTCTTTATATGTTGTATCAAGATCTAAGTTTAATTTATCAACAAAAGACTTAGTAAGGTTTTCGTATTCTTTTGCAATAGGATCAAATTTTCCTACACGTATATTTGATTGTGTTGGAGCAATTCCTCTTGACTCACCAATTCTTGCTATTAGGTTTGATAAAACAGAAGGGACGTCTGTTGCTCCTGCTTTTTGTTTCATATTTTCTGTTTTGTTTTGTAGTCTCATTGCAAATTCTGGAAATATTGGAATTTTTCCATTTGCAAAACCTGGAATATTTCCAGCAACTAGTCCTGCAACCATTCCTGGATATTTTTTTACACTTGCTGCTGGTATTACTGCTTCACCATTTGAAACCATTGCTGGAATAGAATCTGAAGTACCATTTCCTGGACCAGTGATAATTCCACCATTTGCAAGTTTTCTTGGAATTCTCATCATTCCAGGATTGATCGCTGCAAACCTTGCTCCTGCTGCTGCTGCTGATTGATATGCAGCAATAAGTTTATTTAATTCTGCAGTCTCAACTGTAAATTGTTGTGTGAGTCTTGCATGTGACTGATTAAGTGAATGTGCTGCGGCAGCTGCTTCTAGTTGCTCGGTTGTCATGTACTGTGTTTGTTCACCAAGATTTTTTGATTGCCCTGTTAAATTTTGATAACCAGTACGAAGTGTTAAGAATAATTTCATTATATTTGCAACACCGTTTGCAAGTAAACCAAAAGTCATAAGTAGTATTGGTCCAAGACCACCAATAACAGTTACCATTACGGTAATTGCTTTTTTAGTTCCATCGGAAAGATCTGCAAATCTGCTTGCAATTTTTGAAACAAAGTCAAGAACAGGAGTTACTGCTTCTAGAAATGCTTGTCCTACTGGAATTATTGCAGCCTTAAGATCTTCAACAGATTTTTTAAATTTATTCATTGATGAATTGGCTGTAATGCCTAATTCTTTATTTGATAAAGATGCAAGTTCTTGTACCGATGATCCTGCTAAATCTAAAACTCTAGAAGCTTGTGTTCCATCTTTAGTTACGTTTTGAAATAATGTAGACAAACGAGCAAACTGAAATTTACCAAACATCTGTTCAATGGCTCTGGCCCTCTGTAAAGGTGCAAGAGTATCAAGTGCTTGAGCAAAACCAATTACAGTAGCTTTTAGATCGCCTTTGTTATTTTCTACAATACCATTAATATCAATGCCCAGTCCCTGAAACATTGCTCTTGCTTTTGTACTTGGATTAATTAATGATGCAAGGCCAGACTTAAGTGCGTTAGCTCCTTCTGATGCATTTACTCCGCCTTCTTTCATAGCAGTGAGGAAGAATGCTAAATCTTTTACATCTCCACCAAGTTGCTGAATAATTGGTGCAACTTTTGGAATTGCAATTGTTACGTCGTCAAGAGATAAAACAGTCTGGTTTTCTACTGCGTTAAGAAAATCAATGCTATTGGCAAGATTGGCACTTGAAGTTCCAAATGCATTTTGTAAAGAAATTGTAGTTTGAAGAGCCTGTTGATTATCAATTTGTCCAAGGACCGATAGTCTTGTTGCTTCTGTTGTCTGGCGTTGTAGATCTAGCCCTTTAAAGCCTGCTGCAGCCGCATCAGCGGCCAAACCAACAGTATCTGCAACTGCTATACCATATTTAGTAAACTCGCTTGCAAGGGCCTGTACGTCTGCTAGAGCTTGTTGTGTTTCTTCTTGTGGAGTAAATAAATCTCCATATACCTTTTTAAATTTAAGTGCTTGTGCTTCCATCTTCATAAAGGCTTGGGATGCAGCAGAGCCAACAGCCATAAGTGGCAGGGTAAAACCAACCATTAACTGACGTCCAGCCCACTGTGTATTTTTACCAAAGTTTAATAGATTAGTTGAACCTTGCTTCATTAGCTGATTAAACAGTGCTTGTTTCTGTGCAGCAATTTGAGTCTGTGTTGCAAAGTTACCCATATCTAACTGATTAGGAATAATAGCAATAGCTTTCATTACTCCAGAAGCATCTCTGCCCATCTTAATGTATTGGGTTTGAAGTTTCTTTACCCGATCTTCTGCTACCTTGCCAATTGTGTCATACTCTGATTTAAATAATCTACCAAATGTTTTTGTAGATGCTCCAGCATAACGGAAATATTCTCGCATTGAGAACTTGTTCTTTTCAAGAGAGCTAGTAAAAGACTCTGATGTTGTTTTTACATTGCGGAGTTCTGCAGAAAAAGATCCAATAGCATTTACGCTACTAAGAAAATTTCTCTGCAGATCCCTTTGTGCAAGTGCTGCTGCTGAACTTGATTTAGCTATTGAAGAGTGAAACTGAGATATCTGACGTTGTAGGTCCTTAAGTTGGCCCAATGCTTTGGACGTGTCAATATTTACGCCAATATTAGCATTTACATCAGCCATGCATCACCTCTTTTAAGTTTTATTATTCAAATGCAAGAGTGTTTGCTACAGATCCAAGTTCAATTCCTGATGCTGCTTCAACAATCTTATAGACCGTAGGAAGATCAAGAATTTCTTCAAGTGCTTCCAAGTCTTTTGCCAATTCTGGCTTGTACTGCTGCATAGCAATTTGAACACACTCAACAAGAAGAGTCATTGACTTTTCATTGTTATCCGCCACCGCTGCTACTCCTTCAAACTTCTTCATGAACGGGCGAAGCAAAGAAATTTTAAGAGGTCTAACCTCAATCTTTGTCCCATCAATGAGAGTAAGTTCGTTCCCCTCGTGTACTTTTGTTGCCATTCGTTCCTCCTATGTAGGCTTAGTCAATTATAGCATAACGGAGGGGTCTCTAGCGTCTTCATAATCAAGACCCATGTTAATTCCAAAACCTGCAGATGATGCTTTAGGTCCTTGAAAAGATAGAATATCATTTGAATCATTTGTTTGACCTTGGCTAAATACTCTAGCCTTCATGTCTTCCCATTGCTTTTGTCCTTTATCTTGTTCTCCTTCAAGGTCAACTCCTTGAATGGCTGCCAAGAATTTCTTTTCCTCATAATCTAATTCTCTTTTGCTTTCTATGGTTGCCAGTAGTTCGGGCATAGAAAGAGATATTTCTAGTTCACGATAGTCTTTCCATATGCCCAATAAAAAAACTTCGGACTCTAATTTAGCAAGATCAAATGTATCCCAAGTTACTCCATTTTCTACTGCTTGATCTTTTACTGCTTCTTCTGATTTATTGTTTATTTTTATACCGCCTGCAATATCTAAAACCTCATATATGTTTGGAAGGTCAAGGTTGTCCTCAAGGTCTTCAGTACTTCTAGATATAGAAGGATAATATTGTTTCATGGCTATTCTTGCACATTCTGCTAATAAGCCAATTGCTTCATCATCATTTTTAGCAGTACGAACTAACTGAAAAGCATCCATAAACTCACGAAGGTATTTTATCTTTAAAGGCATTGCCTCAATTTCTCTACCATCAATGAGTTTAATTATTTTGTTATTATATATTTTTGTAGCCATAGAATTCAATTTTATCATATAGAAACAACAAAACCCACTATTTTCATAGTGGGCTAAGTCGTATAATTTATGTTAAATTATGATGCTGGTGTCCAGGTACGATCTACGATCTTACCATATGAACCAGAAACATCTTCTGGAAGTAGACGGAATGAAACTTCAAACATTGAAGCCTCATCACGCTTTGCAGATACTGTAACATTTTCAATTGAAAGTGCACGGTATGCAACATAGACTCGCTCTACATAAGCAGAGTTATCGCAATCGCCTGTGCCAGGACCAACAGCAACAATTCCACGCTCTACTGGACATTCGCCAATAGTGCCTGCAGAAAGGTTGAGAGTACGGCCAGCTGATTGTGACTTTGTGCCTGAAAGATTTGAGTCTGAGTATGCCAAAGACAATAGAAGATTTTCTAGTGTAGCTTCAGCAAAAGCAGTAGCTAGATTAACTTGCATTCCCTGCTTGTAAAGTTTTGCAACGTCAAGAACCTGATCTACTGCAACCTCACCAAAATCTGGTTGGAATTGTAGCTCAAGACCATTCATTGTGTATCCGACATTTGTGTAATCTGCATCATCTGAGAGGGTAGTCTTATATGATTCTGATCCTACAAGTGGGGTATCTGTAAATACGTCTGCGTCAAGTGTTGTATCTGCTATAAAAAGAGCAGCTGCACCAACGATAATGTTGGTAGATGTACCACGACTATATGCCATATTTTCACCTCTTTTTTCTAAATAGGTTTATTAAGTTGTTTGGCGCTTGTTTCCTCAAAATTAATTATAACAGCATTTTTAAGTATATAGGGAATCTTTTGTATGATAATCATACTCAATAATTAGTTTACCCCGCCAGTTAAACTTGACAGATCCTAGCTCAACTAGGTCCCTAGTCTCATCTACTTGGAAAACCTTAAAACGATGAAAAAATACATTTATAGGAGGTATTTTATCGGGATTTTGAATAAGCCATAGATTAACATCTTCTGCGGCTGCATCTTCTCTATCTAGGGCTTCTGCAATTATTCTTGCTATATTGAATCCCTGAGCATCATCCGAAGAGTGAATGGTATAAACCAATTGCTCTCTTTTATGTCTATACATTGTGTCTTGTCTATATCTAGCTAATCT